CATTTCAAGTGGCGACCAGTGTTTGTGTTTGACCAAGTATCTGATGAGTTTTTCTGATGTCTCGGTGTTAAATTGGTTGGCTGGATTGGACACACGGGCGCAGTACGCAATGAGTTCCTGCGCATCCGAGATGCCCATGTTCGCAAACTCTGCTGTTGGTTGAGAATAGGAAACCAGTTTAACATTCATTTGTCGTCCAATAGGCCTTTCGTTGAATCTATTACGTCGGTTTTCAATTTTGAAATATCGACTTGGAAATTAACAGTTAGTATTTCTTCTTGATAGTCTTTGAAAGCAGCAAATAGCTTATCTAAGATTTCTTTTTCATCTCTTAAATCTAACTGTTCTGAGATGTCTATGGCCCAAACTCTTCCGTCGTCGAATGTTATTTCGACTCCCCGTATGTATTTTACAGGCATGCTGCTCATATACATATCTTCGAATATTTCGGGCCACTCCTTGACGACATCTGCGGGCGGCTTAAAAAATTTTTTAGGCACTTACTTCTTCTTTAGCTTTGACAGTTTTCTTAGCAGGCGGATCTAATTCGTCTGCTTGTTTGCGTAGTCTGGCTGCTTCTTTATACATAGCATCAGCTTGACTGCGATAAGAACGTGCTAGGTCTTTATCAGACAACGGTTGTGCGCTATCGGCAGTATTTGGTATGTCTTGTACTCTGGCTAATTCTTGTACTTCTACTCCTTTATTAGGAACTGGTGTTCCTCTTTGTTCTGCGATCATAACATTTAGTTCATCTAAATTGATCACATCGGTAGTAGTCGGAGTCATTTCTATCCTACTTGTAGGAATCTTGACTAACTTGCCATCTTGATGTAGAGAAGCCAGCATGGGTCTGCCATCTCTAAAATAACGATTGGCTAGTACTTCACCTAATTCAAAAGCATCTTGTCCTTGTGTGCTTTCTACGACGGTCATGATAGAATTATGATCTTCGTCATTAAAGTTAGATGTACTAGCTACCAAACAATTATAGAAATCGTCTGGAATGGTCTTAAACACTACTAGGACCTTTTGTTTTGTATCTTTTAATCGCCCCACGTGTTTTAGTGCTGTGGTCATGATATTATCCTTGGGTTTGTGGTGCTGCTTGATTAGGTGTAGCTGGTGTTACACTTTCCAAGAAGCTGTTTAATTTGTTATAAACTTTACCAACGGCTTCTAATTCGTTCGCTTTAAAAGCACCTCTCGAAGTAGCAACATCCAGGATGGTGCGTACAGCATTGAGATCGTTGATAGTTAAGTCAGGCGCAGCCGATTGATTGGTAGGCTGAGTGGCCTGTGCTTCGTTAGTCTGTGTATTATTTTCTTCTGCCATTTTTATCTCCTTAAATGTGTGGGCAAGCCAACATAAAGTATGTTAGTTCTTTTTCATCTTCAAAACCAACAAAAGTGGATTGCTCCCCTGATTCTGTCGGTGTGTTTATGATACAATATCTTCCCTGTAATCTGAATGTAATCCAGTCTTCTAGATCGTTGGCTGGCGTGCCAAGAGCCCACCAACCAGTGTCTTGGCTTTTTATTTTCGCAGTTTTAAAATGCGGAGGACACCAAGAAAGTTTTCTTTCCTGTATGACATTCAGGGGGTTGAGCTCTATCATCATGATATATTTAAATCCTATGTTTATTGTTCTAGGGATTCTTGGCTTAATCTTTTGGCTAGAGCTTTCGAATATCCCATTTTTTTAACATCGCCTGAAAATAGATATAATTCAAATGCTGATTTTTCTGATAGCACAGTTATGTCTTTTTTTGTTAGATAAAATGGACAGTCTATGAAACGATCTAACCATACTAAGATTTGTGGAGTGATTGAAAATGTTCCTGGGAACTTGATGTTGTATGTTTTTATTTTAGCTTTTTCTATGACAAAATCCAACCCTGCTTCTGTCAATCTTAGGCCACCTTGATCTCGATTATTATACCACCATTCTGTTCTTTTTGCCTTTACGGCTTCATCGTCTGAAACTAAATCAGCCGCAGTTAGAAATATTTTGGTATATCTATCTTTGTTCATTGTTTGCCAAGAATTTCACCGGATGTTAGTTTAACAACTTGGAAGTCGGTAGACTTAAACATCTTGTTCAGTTTCTTGGCAAGGTTGTGAGCGTGTCCTGGATTAGAAAAACTTACCTTCTTGTATTTTGGTCCTGGATAACTGGCTACCAAACTACCGCTCTTTAAATTGAAGGGGTTTCCTTTATAAAAGACCGCCCAGATAGCTTCAGCTTCAAGAACCTGTTCTACCTTATAGTTTTCTTTATTAGCATACTCTAAAAGTATCTTGGGTTTTGGTCTACTCATGCGTTTCTCGATTTATAATACACGCATATATTTATGCCGTTAAAAAGTTCCCCCGTCCATATTAATAGACACTTGATTGCTTTGTACAGCTATTTTATCCAGCTTTTCGTGTATTTCTTTTATGTGTTTACCCAATTTACTAGTCAAGATACTAAGATCAGTTACTATATCCTTAGCTTCTTCTAGAGTCATGCGAATCTCTCGCTGATTAGTCTTTTCAGCTTGTATGGTACGCTGTATGAATCTTTCTACAGAAGGAAAGGTATCGGGTAGTTTATTTTGAGACATTTGCTAATACCTGTCTCATTTCCAGTTCTGTCTTGAATGGACCTTTATACTCGTATCTTTGTAAAGTAATTAACTTGGGACAGAAACTTTTGACCCAACCTTTATCGAATCGGATCACATAGTAGCCAGAACAGTATAAACTCTTGCTGTCGCCACTTTTGGTAAACAGTGGTAGTTTACGTTGTATGTCAAACATGGCGTTATGTGGCTTGACGCTAGTTGGAAAACCATGTACTTCGTTTTCTTCTGAATCTCTAGATTCCTTGACAATCTTGGCGATAAAAAAATCTTTACCAAACTGTTTAGTTAGGCTTTCTTTACTAGGATAGATTTTTACACCTGACTCATTGCTAAGAACAAAACGATCATCTTCGTTCTTTCTTAGTGTAGCAAATCTATTGCCATCTTTTTCGACTATCCAAAACTTATTTTCGATAATTGGTTTAGCATGTAATTCTGTCATTGTGTGTACCTCGCATTGAGTGGTTCAGCATATAGGTTGGCTTGATCTGCGATCTTTTTAAGATCATACAGATTACAAAACTTCATCAACCTAATTCCAACCTGACTGATATTTTTATCGGCAGCAATAGCTTGATCGATAGTTTCTTTGATGATGGCTTTGATATCATCAGGTTGATATGAAAGATCTATAAGTCTACGATTTCGCTCATAGTCTTCCAAAACTCTGTGTTCTTTTCCTTCGTGGTCTACCCAACGTTGTAGCATGAGGTTATTCCACGAAAATCCTTTACTGTTACGATCTTCGAATGCTTCTAGCAGACCGACTTTACTTTTTGTGCCTTTTGTGCGCACACCCGGATAAGCACTAAAGACATTGTCAGATGTGTCTCCTCGCATACACTTTTCGAAAAGCAACCATTGTGGATCAGGCGGTGCCTTATCTTCACCTGTCTTTTTGTCTTTAACTCTATTACCTTTGCTGTCAAAGTATCCGTCATGTGAAATAGTAACTTCGCTTACACCGTTGTATTGTTTTACATTCGAGGCGATCATCTGTTCGAAATCACTGTCTGTAGAAATAATAATATGGTTATCGTTAGGATGATTTTGAATAAAACCAGCGATGAGATCATCTGCTTCTAACCTTGGATTATGTAATACTGTACAGTTTGTTTTATCTGAAATAAATTCTTTAAACGTGTCAAACGCTTCCCAAAACAATTTATCTTCTTCTTGTTCGGACGCAGTTAGCGCAGCACGACTTTCTGCTCTATTACGCTTATATGGCTCGTAATAGTCCTTACGCCAGCTACGACCTTCTAAACAGAAAATAACATGGCTACCATTAAAGTCTTTCCATGCTTTCTTGATACTGTTAAAAGTGATATGAAAAGCCATGCCAATTTTAATATCAGCATCACCTCTGATAACATGTCTAGCACGGAAAAAAGTGTTAGCTGTATCTACCAAGATATAGTTCATGAAATAGCAGACTTTTCTTTAGTAATAGGAACAACATTGATATAACCAGCCCCACGAGTAGTATCTTGTCCTTCGTCGGCTAGCATGTTTCGAACGATATCTTTGAACCAACGATCTACGATTTCTTCATCAAGGTCGCCGTCAAATCCGTATCCTTCTTGCTTTAATTGTACTATGAATTGTTCATTCCAGTCAAGCTCAAAAAAACCGTTACGTATATTATCTTTGTTTACTTTAGTATCCAGCACAGCTACCCAAGGCTCGCCTTTTTTGGTAGCACGTTCTTTAGGAGTTAGTTTAGCTTCTTCCTCTTTAGCCTGCGCTTCAGCCGCACGAGCAAGTGCTTCGGTGCGTTCTTGTTCGGCACGAGCTTTTTCTTCTTCTAATTGTTTAATACCTGTGATTTTCTTTAACCAATCTTTCATTATGTACCCCATTCATTTTTAAATAACGGCACTTGTAATCTGTCGCTATAACGTAAACCGTTCTTCATTGCTAGCTCTGCTACACGGCGATTATTCAATGTATAAACACTTTCTACACCGCCTACAGGCATCAAATACACCGGTCCTGTAAATCCTTCTGCTCTGTAAAGGTCTACTGTTTCGATAGCTTCTTCTGCGTCTTCTTCTGTAGCCACAACAAATTTAAGATATGTATATCCTAGAGTTTCGTAGTTACAAACTACATCTGGCCGAATAGCTTCATGTCTTGCTTCACCAGAGCAACTTAGTTTAGCACTGACACTGAATGTGATTTCTTTGTGATATTCTGGATGAGGCATCAACCATTCTAACAAATACTCTGCGAATTCTTCAGTTAGCGGCTGAGTGCCATTTGTTTCAAAAGTGATTTCCTTGAGACCTGCCATCTTAGGATGACGTAGCAAGTCTGGGTAAGCACGTTGCCAACCTAGCAACGGCTCACCGCCTGTAATCACGAGATGTTCGTCGCGCCATTCTTTGTAAGGTAACGTATCCACAATAGCATCGGCAATCGCATCAGTATCCAAAACGGGAGAAAGATGCTTAAAGCGAGGATCCCAACTAGCGTAACTATCACAACCTGTAGACACCAAAGGAAGCGATTTGTACTCGGTGTAAAGAGATGGGTCAATATTATCTGCTTCATTGCTGAGTTCTCCTTTAGGCATACCAAAGCCTGCGCACTTAAAGTTACAACCAAAAGTACGCAAGAAGACCGAAGGTACACCCATATAGCGTCCTTCGCCTTGAATTGAATAAAATAGTTCTGCTATCTTGATTTTGCTCATTGTTTTATTTTACATCCTTTGTATCTTGATTGTCAACCTTTTTTCTTAGTTCAAATGATCCGTTACCAAGATCTTTCCAAACTAAAATATCGCCTTCTTTAAATCCTGCTTGCTGTAGAGCATCGTCAGGCAATGGCATTACCAATTCGCCAGTTTCGGGATCTTCTTCTAAAGTGATAGTCCAATGCTTTTTAGTTTCGTTAGTAATGTCTGACATACGTAACTGTTTCCTTGTTCGTTAAAATGGTTTGTATTTCCTCTATTTTCTAACCAGTAGTCGCTAAAGTCTATTGAATTTGTTTCAAACTTAAACTCTGTGCTAGCTTTTAGATTATCTACAGATATGTATGGTATATCTATTATATTAGATATTTCTTTCCTAATCAAGCTGTAAATGTCTTTGTAATATTGATCATCGTAATGATGTTGGAAATATCCTTTAGCTGCTTTCAAACTACTATTGAAATAATCTTTATGAGATTCGATATCAGTCCATATCAAATCACAATTTTCATGTAGCCCTGTTTTATGAATAGGATGTGATCTGGTATGTACTCTACTAGGACTGGTATGGCAAACGATTACAGCAGAATAATCTTGTAGATTTGCTGATTTTATCTGTTCTAGAATCTTGTATTCGCCTACACCGGCTTGTGCTAGATTAGTCACATTGATATATTCAGATAACAGATCAGGCCAACCTTTGCCAGGCCATTTAGCAGCAAAACTATCTCCGGCGATTAGGATTTTTACTGAGTCTTTAGCCATGGAATAAATCTGCTCGCAATAAGGTCGTGATATTCTTGATTGTAATGCTCACCGTCTTCTATGTAATATTTTTTATGATCTATGAATTTGCTTTTAAAATACGATTCTACAGACATTGGTGCTACTGTTGTAGCTTTTAGCTTTCCATAAAAATCAAATGAATCAGGAAACTTCATGCGATCAGTCATGTTAAAGAAAAATAAACGACAATTCCTATCATGGCACATATTATCCATTGTGTATACATCTTTAAAAAAATCTCTTTGTTCTAGGTGTGTATTTAGATCAAAGAATAATTTGACTTTCATAAAGCTGTCTTTTCTTAGATCCGGATCAACTAAAGCATTTTGATAGTTAAAACTAACAGATGCTCCGCTTGAAAAATCTTCATAAGTGGGTTTATTGTATAGTTGGAATCGATCTTCTTTGAACAGTACATCTTGATAGATATCTATTAAATTGTCTTTGTTCATTACGTGTGTAGTAAAATAATCAGCTGGCAAAACAGAAGGAGATAGGGTTTCATTGAACCCTAAAACAAATCTATTCCAATAAGCTAACAATACATATACTTCATCTATATCTGGATATTTGTCCAACATAGATCTTAACCAATCGGGGTAGACTCTATTACAACTTCCAGGCACAGCATAGATAACAGTTTTTTTGTTATTTTGTCTAGCATATGATTCGGCATAATTGTTATTGTTCCACATGGTATATGTTCCAGGCCCTTGTTGTCCTGGCACTGTTACATACCCACAGGTATGACTATCGCCTAAGAATAATGCTATGCTCATAGATATTCACTCACCATCAGTTTACATAAAAAGCAATCTTGTTCGTTTTCAAAATGATATATCATAGCCTCGGTACTCATTTCGCAACGATACTTGTGTCCTGGTAAACCAAATGTTTGTACGATCTTGATACTCACTTCATCCCATTTTGGTATGTTGTCGAGTTTAGAAGACCACGGAATCTTAATAGTTTTCAAAGGGTGTGAACCTACTGACGAAGCTTTCAGCAAAACAACTGTACTCCTTTTCGCCTGGCAGTTTGTCGCCGTTTAATGACAGTTTTGTATCTTCGATATAGTGTACCCAAATATTATTGTTTATTTCGACAACACTCAATACATGGAATGTTTTATCCCCGGCACGCCATTTACTACCTTCTTTGATTTTATTTGTCATACAGTCTCCTTCTTGTAATTACCTTTTTCAGGAATAACATGACGTACACCGCCTCTAGGATCGGCCATATCGCCATTTCTTCTAGGAATGAGATGTACATGCGGATACATTACTGTTTGGCCTGCTGCTTTACCAACATTGATTCCGATGTTGAATCCATCGCATTCGTTATTAGCCATCATTTCTCTACCTTTGCGTAAAGCATCTCGGAACGCATCGGCTATGATGCCGTCAGCATCATATTGCGGTACAAACAAAAGATGTCCTTCTGTGACAGGATATCTATCTTTAAAAACAGCAACATGGAAATCTTCTTCTACAAGATCATCCCATGGTGCTACACCTTCTGCTTTGGCATCGCTTAATGTGTGTGCTTCGTTGCTCATTTTCTACTAAACTCCTTGCGTTCGGTAGGCAGATTGGATTCTTTTAGAACGAATTCTTTTCCGCCTACGCTGCCTACAAATACCTTAGTGCGTTCTTGATACGCCATACGAATCTTTAATGTTTGTACAGCTACTTCTAGATATGCTTTAGGCTTGTAAGACAGAATATGTCCATCGAGGTCTTTGCCGTTGTCTGTACAATGTAATTTTACTTTTTCGTCTATCATTTTGTCCACCAATCTTCATAAGGAAAGTCTATCCAACAATCGTCTTCGGCTTTATTGATTTCTTCACCGACGTAGTCTGCGGATACTTGTGCTTTAGAAGCTAAGTTATCGAACAGGACGGCAAAGCGAACATTATCTCCCCATATACTTTCCCATTTGGGATCATTTGGAAAACATCCACTAGGCCAATCTTTTAATAACCAATTAATGGTGGCACCTGAATCATTGATGTCATCGACGACAAGAATTTTCTTACCAGCAAATGCATCTTCAGCCATCCACAGATTGCTTTCTGTTTCTTCGTTGTCTCTAAGACAGACTTTTAATGTGTTACAGGGTATATCGAAATAATGACTGATCATTACAGCTGGTAGCAATCCACCACGTGTGATGCCTACAACATAATCAGGACGCCAACCTGTTAATGTGACGTCCCGACAAATTTTATTAACTGTTTTTTGTAAATCGTACCAACTAACCGTTCGTTTGTACATTTAACTTTTTCCTTTGTTCAATATATTGTTCATGTTGTATCCATTCCTTACCTTTAACAAGGAATCCCCACTCCCTACGATGTGGTCCAGGCATAAACAACGTCCATGCTGTAACACCTTCTTTAAGTTCGATACGATGATAAGAAGTGGGATTACATACACGAAAATGACCAGGGCCACGCCAATGACGGACCTGTCCGATCATTTCTCCGTTGCCGTTAAATTTAGGAACCCACTCGTAGTATCCGCCTTTAAGGATGAGAGTGGCATACGGCCAAGGATGATCGTGTACATCGTCGGGATCTGACTTTAAGAATTTGTGTAAGAACACATTGAAGGGAAACCAAGACCTATCTTTGAGAAAGACATAATATCTTTCGAGATATGGTTCGTTAGATTCTCTATCGAGGATGATACGTTTACGACCAATGCGTTCTAGGAAGTTTAAAAACCACTTCATTGTTTTATCCTTTATCGTGGAGCGAACTCTTGTTGAAGTTTAATATTGTCCATAAACTCTTTCTTTGTACCCGGATCATCTTTAAACGCACCCTTTAGTACAGTAGTCTGTGTTAGACTAGAGTGTGCCATGATGCCACGATTCTCACAGCAACCATGAGTGGCTTGAATATAAACGCCTAGGTCTTTGGCGCCTGTGGCACGTTCGATCTCCCGAGCAATATCATTAGCCAGTTCCTCCTGGAGAGTACCTCGACGGGCACACCATTGTGCGATACGTGTGTACTTGCTGAGTCCGATAAGTTTCTCGGCGGCAATAATGCCAATATAAGCAACGCCAGTAACGGGTTGATGATGATGGCTACACATACTGCGAAGCTCACTGCGAACAACAAGCATACCTTCGTAACGGTCCTGCGAATCATTGGGAAATGCTGTTGCGTCTGGTGCTGGGTCATATCTTCCTGCCATTATTTCGTTAAAGTACATCTTAGCAAGGCGACGAGCTGTGCCTTTACTATTGGGATCGTTTTCGCGATCGATCAACAAGACATCTAAGACTTTTTCAAATGCTAGAGTTGCTTCGTCGATAAGTTTTTCTTTATCACCGTCGCTTAGGAAATCGCTAATGTTATCGCCGGCCCAGAATCTTTTGTTTTCACGTTTCATTTTAAAACGTAAATGATCACTTAGTTTAGCTAGTTCATATCCGCCGTCGCCGTTCATAGCATCTAACCCTGTTTCTTTCTTGATGAACACAGGTTTACCTAAAGGTTCGTATTCTTGCTTAATAAATTCTCTATTGAGTTCTGCGTTAATAACAGGATCTGGTGTAAATTCTTTTGTCATTATTCTTGTTCCTCAAATAGGGAGTAAAACATTTCGTCTGATGCTTCTTTTTTAGATCTTACTATATCTAATTTTTCAACGATAAAATCTGTTGTCATAATAAGCATGAATGCTTTTCTTTCGAAATTAATTAACTTATCATCACTAACTTCAAACACGTAACCGTGAGCATAATCTTGATAATTTAATTCGTTTGTGATTTTTGGTTGACCTTTGTACGGACCTCTGAGGGTTGAAGTCCAGTCAAAGTTGTCTCTTTCGAATATCGACAGTGCTTTAGTTAAATCGTTGTCATCGGGTTTCTTGCTTCTAATTACAAAAATATGATCCATATTGTATAATCGATCATATTCTTCTTTAGTAGAAGTTATATCTTCTATTGTTTTAAACTTTAACATTTTTTTCTCCGAGTTTGTGTCGTGGATGACATATGTATTATTTTAACATCTTCAGCAAGTTATCGCAACTGAAGAAGTCTTTAGTTAACATATCTACTTGTTTATTTCGTAATTTTCCATGTACTGGATAATCTTATGGCAGACTTCTTTTCTATGGATGTCGTACGATTCGAAAGACTCTGTCCATTTGCTCGGATACTTAAATGTATCTAATGCCATTTCGCTATAGCTGAGTCTATCAGGCACCATTGGAATAGCATCTACTAGTGCGCCTTCGTACCAACTTATGCCTAAGGTTTCTTGTAAATTAGCACTAAACACTAGTTTAGCTTCGCCCAGCATATTGTGATATTCATTCTTGGTCAATGGATATTCTTGACATACACGGAATTCGTATTGAGGAAGATGCTTCTTCAAGTCCATGAATATGTCTAATTGCTTTTCTGGAGCAAGTCGATGTGGGAAAAGAATGACATTTTTCTTTGGCATGTTTTTGTACATGATCAAAGTGTCTGGCATATACTCCATAGGCCAACCAGATCGAATTATCTTACCATCATCACGATAATTTTTTAGATCCTCATGCCTCCATGGATTTTCAAAAATCTCATCATTCAAGAGATTGTCATCGAACATCTTGATATGAAATTCTGTAGCAAAATAATTGTGATCAATCGCGTGGAAAAAACTCTTTTCGGCATGTCTTACCCAACCTGCGTTACCAATAAGACGCCCTAAGAAGTCCTGAGGATCATAACTACCAGCATGCCATAGAGCGTGTATCTTGACAGGAATGCCAAGTAACTCACTCATGTATTTGATGTTAATGATCCCAGGATGCCACGCATCTGTAAAAATAAAATGATCACCAGGGCCCACTGATCCGGCGCAAAATAGTCTGCTAATCTTCTCAACTTGACTAGACTTATATACATTGGTGCCACCAAAATTGAGAAAAGCACCAGGCGTAGTGGCAGCAGGAATATCCGTAGGGCCATCGATAATTTGAACATTTTGTACCCTTTTTCGTAAGAGCTCAGGTACATGAGCCTTCCATTGTCCCGTGTACCTGGTCTCGACAGCTTCTAAATCAACTAAAAATACTGTCATTGTCTTGTGAAGTTTCTTGGCTTATTGTTGTGTCTAAAATCTCTACGTTGATGATTGTGGTTATTATGATAACCACCATTGCTATGGCGTTGAGAGTTTAGAAATGCCCTATAGTGTTCGCTGTCTTTTCTATAAAGATCAGCAGGATTATAAGGACGAAGCTCAAATCGACAAAAGTCGAGATAAGCATCTAAGTCATCAAAAATCTTGACGACATCTGGGCGATTGGCGAAATACTTATATTCCTTGTAGTTCTTAGACATTATAGCCTCTTGTTTTAATATTTGATGAATGAACCATTTTCTCCGTCTTCGGAGATCTCAATCCAAACCTCGCGGCCTGGGTACTTTGCGATAATCTGAGCGTGTAAATCATCGCTCATCATCTCACAACTCTTGTAGTCAAGGCTTAGAACGGCACCTTGACCATTATACAGCGACTCGAGCCATCGTTTGAATTGGATGAACTCGATGTCCCTATCATTGTGGAGCACATTGATCCACACCCTGAAATGAAAGATGTGGCGATGAGGGTAACCCAAAAACGATACGTCATATTCATCTCCAGTAGCTAGACTTGGATCTTCCAAGGCTGCTGGATATTTATGAATACCTTCTTTGCGAAAAGTGACCCAAATCATTTTGTTAGGGCGGACGTCCTGCCGAATATTCATCCTCTTAATGCCTCCATCATGACGATCTTTCCTAGTTCTGTGCCTAGGTCGTCTTCTTCTTTGATAACGAACATCTTACAACCGCTACGATCCTTTAAACGATCATAGCTTCTAGTTTCAACTACATAACCGCCAGATGCCTTGTAGATTTGTAGTCGCATACCTTCTGATTGTAGTTTAGCTTCTTCGACCATTCCGAGAGAAGCTATTGGTTGAGAACTTTCTTCGTCGAATAACCAAGATCGAAATTTTTGTTTAAAAGATCGTTTCATTACTTGCCTTTGTGTTTTTGCTGTTGTTTCGACAGCATATTGTCCAGTTGCCATTACTTTATAATCTCATCTTTACCATATTCGGTCCAACTAGTGAAGCGATCTCTTCCCAGTAGGTCATGGAGGTTATGGCACCACACTCCGTGATTAGTAGCATTAAAATCTCTATCGTCGATTTTAATTGTGGCATTATAGCCTAATTGTTGTAGATAGGGGATCTTTACAGATATCTGCGGAATGAAATTTGTATATTCGCAACACGCAGATTCAAGAAGACCTTCTACGCAACTAACATCAAGATCTAAAGTACATAGGTATTGATGTCCGTCTCTAAGACCACTTCGTAACATTGTTTGGATCATATCTTCCCATGGACGCCATCCGTCACCGTCGTTGACTTGTAGCTTAGGAAAACTTTGATTAGCGCCAAAATAGATATGTTCACAGCCATATGCTACTGCTGCCGCATGAATTTTGCTAGTAGGCTGTACTCCTACAACGAATAAAGTCTTTAATCCAAAGGCAGGAGTTTTTTCTACTTCAATACCTGTGAAAAATACAGCGTCGTCTGCTTGTCCAGATGAATAATCTCTTTTCATATTTCACCAAGTTGAAACGTCAGTGATATCGACGGTAGTGTCGTTATCTTTGTCGTTATCGTTGAACAGATTGAATTTAACTACGACAGTAGGACCGATACCGCTACTATGGCTTTCCTCTAAGGTAAACCATTCTACTTCTTTGAAGTGCGCGGCCATTTTAGATAGTTTTTCGACTTGAGTC